AGATTACAAAACTAACGCATGGCATTTCTCAAAACAATACTAGGATTTCCCTCAACCAGAGACAAATCAGAGATCTTGAACATGAAATTCAAACTATTACCAATAACTTACAAAACAGAAATACTGAAAATGAGAAATTAGAGCAGTTTAAAGACAATCTCCAAAATACAATTGAATATCTTTCAGACAAAAAACAAGAAATCGTTCATTACGATTTTGCCTATTCCCTTCTTCGGGACGATGGCGTAAAAACAAAAATCATCAAGAAGTATCTTCCATTCATCAATCAGCAGGTTAATCGTTATCTTCAAATGATGGACTTCTACATCAACTTTAAACTTGATGAGGAGTTCGGTGAAACCATTGAGTCACCTATTCACGAAAACTTTTCTTATAGTTCTTTTAGTGAAGGTGAAAAAATGCGTGTAGATTTGGCTCTACTCTTCACTTGGAGAGAAGTTGCGAGACTCAAAAATTCCGTAAACACTAACCTGTTGATTATGGACGAAGTATTTGACTCTTCACTCGATGGATTTGGAACCGAAGAGTTCCTAAAAATTATTCGTTATGTGATAAAGGATGCTAATATATTCGTCATCTCTCATAAGTCAGACTTACATGACAAATTCCAAAGTGTCATAAGGTTTGAGAAAGTCAAAGGTTTTTCACGTATGATGTCCTGATACATCAAAGAACAATGCAAGTCCCAAATAGACACCATCATTCTAAGAAAGAACAGAAACGAAAACTGAAACCTCAGGCAATGCGTTCCCGAAAGGAAGCACTGAGACACTTCAAGAACCGTCACATGACCTCCCCCAAAAAGGGAGGTTCTTTTGTATACTACGTTCATACGCATCAAACCCATGACCGTCAGGCACGAAATCAAATCTCAACTTGCCAAACTTCTTGCCACCGAAGACCTTGTGGTTGAGAATAAGAATGTTGAGACCGCATGTTTCAATGTTCATACTCGTGTGCTGACATTGCCGAACTGGGATAAGGCAGGTAATGAGATATATGATATGTTGGTGGCACATGAAGTGGGACATGCACTTTATACACCAGATCGTGATTGGTTAAAAGAATATAAGATACCTCCACAGTTTGTGAATGTGGTGGAGGATGTTCGCATTGAGAAAATGATGAAGCGTCGTTATGCCGGTATCTCTAAAAGTTTTTATAAAGGATATAATGTTCTTGCTGATGAGGACTTCTTTGGTGTTGAGTGTGAAGATGTAAGTAAGATGAATCTTGCTGATCGTGTAAATCTTTACTTTAAGATTGGAAACTTTATTGATATTCCTTTTGGTGAATATGTAGAGATGCCTATCGTTCGCATGATCGAAGGTTGTGAGGATTTTGATGATGTTCTGATTGCGGCACAGGCACTCTATAAGTATTGTGAGCAGCAGATGAATACAGAAACCAAGACTGATATGGATTCATTGGAATCGCAAAGTTCTGGTGGTGAGCAAGATTCTAATCAAACTCAAGAGGATGGAGATAATGATTCTCAAGAGCAACAAGTTTCTGATGAGACTGAATCTTATGGAGGAACAGCAGAGGATCAGCAACAAATGCCTCAAGGTGGAGAAACTAATTCCGAACCTACAGTTGATACGATGGATTCATTACAGGATGCAATCAAAAAACTTGCATCTATGGATGGAATTGAGAATGTTTATATAGAACTTCCTAAAGTCAATCTTGATGATATTGTTGTTCCGAATAAAGAGATTCATGAGAGATGTGATGAACTCTGGGACAATCCATACGATCCTTATCTGTTTGATTATGTTGATAGTGAGTTTCTGAAATTTAAAAAATCGGCACAGAAAGAGGTAAATTATCTTGTCAAAGAATTCGAATGTAGAAAATCTGCTAATAGCTATGCTCGTGCTACTACTAGTCGCACTGGAGTTTTGGACTGCTCTAAACTCCACACCTACAAATACAATGAAGACCTGTTCAAGAAAGTAACCACACTTGCCGATGGTAAAGATCATGGATTGATTTTTATTCTTGATTGGTCTGGTTCTATGACCCATGTAATGATGGATACTATGAAGCAGTTATTTAATCTTGTATGGTTTTGTAAGAAAGTTTCTATTCCATTTGAGGTATATGCATTCACGAATGATTATCCATTAGTAAGTGATGATGGAGAACAACTTTGTCGCAAAAGACCATATGAGAAAAAAGATGGTTTGATGCAGGTTGGAGAACAGTTTTCTTTGATGAACATTTTGTCACACAAAGTCAATTCTAAAACTTTGGAAAAACAGTTGAAGAATATGTTCCGTCTCGCACAATATATTAGTGTTGGTGCAAGGTATCCTATTCCTGTTGGAATGGGATTGTCCGGAACTCCCTTAAATGAAACGATGATTACACTTCATCAAATCATTCCACAGTTCAAGAAAAATACTAACGTCCAAAAAGTTCAGTGTGTAGTATTGAGTGATGGTGAGGGATATGGACTTACTTATCATCGTGAGATTCAACGTTCTTGGGAGTTTGAACCTTTTATTGGACTTGGAAGAATTGGTGATAATTGTTTTCTCCGCGATCGTAAAACAGGAAACACTTATTCTTTGGATTCTATATGGGATGACTACACTGATATTTTGATTCAAAATTTGAGAGACAATTTTACTGATACTAATTTTATTGGTATTCGTGTTCTTGAGTCTCGTGATTCTAATCGTTTTATTAGTCGTTACACTTATAACGAACATGAATTGAGAAATAAGATTCAAAACCAGTGGAAAAAGCAGAGATCATTTGCTATTAAAAATTCTGGTTACCATTCTTATATTGCACTTTCGGCAACAACTCTTGCAAGTGAATCTGAATTTGATGTATCAGAAGATGCTTCTAAAACTCAAATCAAAAAATCTTTTATGAAGAGTTTGAAGAATAAAAAAATGAATAAGAAAATCTTAAATGAGTTTGTGGGACTTATCTCCTGATAAATATTTTTTTTATAATCCGACCAATTCTTAAACTGTCCACTGGGGGTCCTCAAGACCCCTTTTTTCTTGTATAATAACTTCAGTTGAAACAAACAAAGCAATCAATGTCTCTTTCTATCGATTACATCCTTACTTCTTTACGGGAACTTTATGGAGAGTCTGTGACGGGTGCTGATATTCGTGGATGGTGTGCGATGAACGGATCTAACTATCAGACAGTTACGAATAAAATTGCTGATTATAAAGTTGGTCGTGGTAAGTGGAACTTGACTATTCAAGAAAAACTTGAGCAAACTTATCAGGCACCTCCTGCCATGCCTACTATTGAGCAAAATCTCATTCCTGATAAAGATGATACTTTCGTCAAGTTTGGTAACTTTGGTGATCTTAAAAAAATTCTTCAGTCCCGTCTTTTTTACCCAACGTTCATTACGGGTCTTTCGGGTAATGGTAAAACGTTATCTGTAGAGCAAGCTTGTGTTCAACTTGGACGTGAACTTATTCGTGTAAACATTACTATTGAAACTGATGAAGACGATCTTATTGGTGGTTTCCGTCTTGTCGATGGGGCAACTGTTTGGCATAACGGACCTGTCGTTGAAGCACTCGAAAGAGGAGCAATCTTGTTACTCGATGAAGTTGACCTTGCTAGCAATAAAATCCTCTGTCTCCAGTCCATCCTTGAAGGTAAAGGTGTGTTCCTGAAGAAGATTGGTAAGTATGTAAAACCAACAAAAGGTTTTAATGTAATTGCCACTGCGAATACAAAAGGTAAAGGTTCTGAAGATGGTCGTTTTATCGGCACCAATGTTCTGAATGAAGCATTCTTGGAACGTTTCCCAGTAACCTTTGAGCAGATGTATCCTACTCCTGCAACCGAACAGAAAATCCTTGAGGGCATTTCTTTAGATCTTGGAGTCGAAGATACTGACTTCTGCAAACGTCTTGTTGACTGGGCAGACATCATTCGCAAAACTTTCTATGATGGTGGTATTGATGAAATTATCAGCACCCGTCGTCTGGTTCACATCATCCGTGCTTTCAGTATCTTCAAAGATAAGGCAAAAGCAATTCAAGTTTGTGTAAGTCGTTTTGATGATGAGACCAAGCAATCATTCTTGGAACTGTATGATAAAGTGGATGCCGACTTTGTGATGCCTGTAGAAAGTGATCGCATTTATGTGATTGACGGTGGAGCAAATATTTGATATAATATGACTAACTCATGGTCTTTACTATTTGATCAATTAAATATGTCTAATCAAGATTTTTGGAAAGAAGATGGATTTAGTATGACAGGAAATCCTGGTACTGCATCTTCAGATACTATTATGTTTAACAATTCTCGGCTTACAGGTGGTATGGGTGATGACCATATCTCATTCATTGGTGATGGTGTTTATGCAGCAGCACAAGTTCCGTCTAATTTTGGGGCAGGAGCAGAAGATACTATTACTTTTAATCTAAATCAACCCCCCGAATCTTTGTCTCCACTTCCTGCAAATGGAAAGAGATATGGTGAAGATGAAATTCTTCAAGAATTAAAAGAATACATTAACGGAACATATCGACAGCATTACTCTGCCGGATCTGATAGAATTCAGACACTGGATTTGATTGAAGCTTGTGGAGATGGTGAAGCATTCTGTAGATCTAATATTCTTAAGTATGCATCACGATATGATAAGAAAGGCACGGCACGTCGTGACATCTTGAAGATTCTCCACTATGCTGTTCTTCTGATGCATTTCAATGATAAGAATGCAGAACGTGAAACCTACCCTCAATAATAATGAAACTCAAAGAACATACAATGAAACTGTCTGACAACGCACTTGCTATCCTTAAGAACTTTGCGGGTATCAATAACTCTATTCTTGTAAAGCAAGGCAACAAACTTCGCACTATCTCTGTGGCAAAGAACATTCTTGCCGAAGCAGAAATCAAAGAAGATTTTCCACGGGACTTTGCGATCTATGATCTCAATCAGTTCTTGAACGGTTTGAGTCTTCACCAGGATCCTGACCTTGACTTCAATCAAGACAGTTACTTGAGTATCAAAGAAGGCAAACGTCGTGTGAAGTATTTCTTTGCCGACCCGAATGTAATTATTGCTCCTCCGGAGAAAGAGATTACATTACCATCCCAAGATGTATGCTTCCAGTTGGATAGTGTAACACTTGAAAAATTGACCAAAGCAGCAGCAGTATATCAACTTCCTGATATGTCTGCGATTGGTGAGAATGGTGTCATCAAACTGGTGGTTCGTGATAAGAAGAATGATACTTCTAACGAGTACGCCATTGTTGTTGGTGAGACTAGTGATGATTTTGAGTTTAACTTTAAGGTAGAAAACATCAAGATTATTCCTGGTGCCTATGAGGTAGTAGTGTCCTCTAAACTTCTGTCACAATTCACGAATACACAACACAACCTCAAGTATTATATTGCTCTGGAACCTGATTCAACATTCGGATGAGACACATTCTCTTCACCCTCAAAGGGTGTCCATATGGATTACTAGATGATGAAGCACACATTCGCAATGTGCTAGCAAACGCATCAAATCTTTCTGAAAGCACATTGCTGAATATTTCATCTCATAAGTTCGAACCTCATGGTGTAACTGCCGTAGCACTTCTTGCCGAGTCTCACATTAGCATTCATACATGGCCGGAGAATGGTATGGCAGTATGTGATGTGTTTACCTGTGGAGAACATACAAATCCCAGATCAGGTGCCACATACATGTATGAAGCAATGGGTGCAACAGATATTGTATCTGAAATCTTTACTCGACCTTTAAAATGATTAAAGTTGATGTCCCAATGAGAATAACTGGTAGTATCCTAGTGATTACTGCATATTTTGTTGTTCTCCATATTAATATAACTCTTGGAGTTATACTGCACTTCGTTGCTGATATGATTTCAGTTCCTTACTTTATAAGGACAAAATCTTGGGATGTCGTTATAATGCTTATGTTCCTACTGGCAATCAGTTTTAGCAAACTCTTAATATGAATATCTTTGTGACGGATGAAAGTCCGGTCAAGTCGGCACAGGTTCTTCCTGATAAGCACATCGTCAAGATGCCCCTAGAGTGCTGTCAAATGCTCTCTATCGTTGCCTCTGATAAATGGGGGCATGGGTATGGAACTCT